CAAGTAAATCTTTGAAGTCGCCTTCGGTTGTAAACGTCCAGCCGTCAGCGTCATAGTCATCTAACTTTGTAGGAAGAAAGATCTTCTTGCCGTTGAATTCCAAAACTTTACCGAAAACTTTTTTAATCGAATCGTTTACGGTTTGAGATTTGCCAAGGTTTTGGTTGGCATAACAGTGTTCGTTCATCACTGCCAATACCATTAATTCGTTCTGCTGACTGTTCGGTCCAGTCGGTAAGATTCCTAAAAGTTTCTGCCTTACTTCGGACTCCGCTTTGTAACCTTCTCCGATTCGATTCAGCCGGCTGTAATTTCCCATAATCTGGTGCATAGCCAAATTGTCGTCTTGTCCTTTTTGTGTTGAGGCAAGTCCGAGGGCGGTTACGTATTCCTGCTTTTTGTCTCCGAATTGTGTTGAGAGAATCGCTAGGGCTGTTCCGTCTCCGTCTTTGAATAACGCCTTACTGAGATTGTTAATGTAGACGGCTTGGTCGTTAGCTTCTAAGCCTGACATGAAAGACATAAAGCCGGCCACTTCCGCCTTGCTTAAAATTGTGGGACGGCTTCCGAACCGCTGAGAAATAGTCTCTGCGTTCATGGCTCGCTTGGTCAGCTCTTGGACGGCAAAACCTGAATTATTCCAATCCTGTATCGGCTGAAGTTTCAAGTCTGGGAATGCTTGCCCGGCGTATTTAATCGGATCTTCTTTGCGCTGTTTAGTAATCTGGATACACGCTTTATCGAATTCGTCCCTATCTTTTATCCTCTGGGCGTACATCGGATCGTCTTTGGAAGGTGTGAACTGTCGGCTCATTGCGTCCATCTCTTCCACGCTCATAGTCGGTGCCATGTGCAGATAAGAATTAAAGCGGGCTTGCTTCTGGCTTTCCTCGTAGAGCCTTACGCCCTCCTCTTGGCCATAGACTTGGACGAACGAATCCAGTCCCGGCATTTTCGAGATATCGCCTTGATCTTGAGCAAGTGCCAAACCGTTCTTTATGGCAAGGTTAAGTTGGTTCTTTAATTGCGCTGCTTCTTGTCTGGAACTCCCTTGAGTCGATTGAAACAATTTCAGCTTGTAAGGAAGGGGAAGGTTGTCAATTACAGAGATTCCAGTCTTGGCGTTCGGATTAAAAGCTAAGTCTTGGGCGGTTAATTTCGGAGTCTGTTGGGTTTGCTGGTCGGAAAGTGCAGGGGGCTCAATTCCAAGTCCTGCTCTGACTCCTGCGGAAATAGTTTCTTCCGAATAAGCCACGCCTCCGATTTCTTGCTTAATCATCGCCGTTATTAACTTCTGCATGACCTCCGGATTTTTTACATCCAACTTTTCATCCGGTGCAACTCCTACAGCCTTACAAACATTACTAATGTATGCGCTTCTGGTGGAGTCCTCGGCGGCTGCGAATCTGGAGATAATTCCTTCTACAGTATTGATTCCATACTTCTTGTCGTAACACTGAATAACTTTTACGCCGGCTCTTATGCCGTCCATAGGAGTTGCAAATATTCCGTGTTGTTTTTCATCGTTACCTATGAGCCCGTCCCATTTATTGCCAAATACTTTAACGTTTAGAGGGTTACAGCCCTTGTATCCGGACGTGTTTAAAACCTTGTCGTCAACTTTCGGCGGCGTTCCTAAACCCTGCTGGGCTTGCGCCATTCTCGATAGTTCTTTGCCTCCGGTTGCTCTTTGAACCGCACCGGACGATAAAGCTATTGCTGTCGCACCTCCTGCGTTCCTGAGCATAATTTCTAGTTGCGGATAGCCGGAGTGATAAAGCATTCCGAAAACTTTGTTAGAGGTCTCGGCGTTCATTACCTTGCTTCCGACATTTTGAAAATGCTCCATGGCCCCAACGGGGTCGCTGATTGCCATGTTGGAATAGGCCTTGGCGTAAGCTAGTGAAGCGTAATTTGCTTTTTGAGCTTTAATCCATTCTTCGCTTTGTCCTCCTTTTTTGCCTTGATATTCGACTTCATTCATCAGGCTTGCCATAGTTCGGTTCGAATCTTCTCCGAATCCAGATACGGCGAATTGCTCAATTAAGCTGTCAGCGTGCGCTTTGGAGGCATTCGCAATAAATAAGTTGTTCTGCTGATTGCGATAGAGGATTGACTTCTCTCTAAGCGAATTTAATCTCTGGAGCGCAACCGATTTGAATGCTTGCTGTACGTTCGGGTCGTCAATTTCAGATAGGTGCTTGCTGTAAATCGACTGGATTGTTTCTTGTGACTGGTCCCATTGAAGAACGGCATTCTTACCTTGCTGGCTGAAATAGCCTTTTTCCGGGTCGTACAGTGTTGTTTGAAGCTCATTATTAAAAGCGTCAAGCTGTTCGTCCGCTCTGGCTTTAACAACAGTGTCGTTGTAATGCGCTTCTAATTTAGTAACCGCTCCGGCAAAGTTTTGAATCGGCTGCATTGCCCGGTTCATTACGGCTTCATAATCAAAAGAAGGTGCGACATTGTTAACCGGTGCTGTAAAACTTCTACCGGATTCGATGACGCCCGGGACGTTGTCGTTATAGGTTGGAACTCGTGGCATATTTATCTGACTCCGTACATTGGAGAAAACTTGTTTGTGGTTTGGTACATTTTTGTAGTCCGAGCCGGCTGAGCGCTAGAAGTTGCGTCAATCAATAAGGAAGGTTGAGCACTTGAGATAGCGTCAACTTGTAAGGGCTGTTTCATTTTCGGCTGTTCGGTCTTTGTCTTGCTGGCCTCAGCCGTAAGGCTTGTGGCAAGTTTTCCTGCTGCCCAACCGAATCCAATTTGACCGATTCCGCCAAGAAGAGTATTTGCAAAAACCTGTGAGGCATTCTGCTTTTTGGCCTCTGCCATAATTGCCTGATTTTCGTAGTCGGTTGCCTTAGAGCGATAGCCCCACGCTTCGGCCTTAGCGTTGCTCTCAATTCGCTGTAAATCAATCTTCTTAATAATGTCGGTTGAGACCTGAATCTCAGCAGCACTCCCAACACCTACAGCCAAACCATTCGCCGCCAGCGCAACTTTCTGTTGTTGTTTGACTCTGCCGGCTCGCATTGTCTCCTGCTGGTACTGGCTTTCCGCAGCAAACAATCTTTGTGCGTACTGATCCTCCATAGTCTTTGCGTTAATGCGAGCAATATCAGCTTGAGCCTGCGCCACGGCGTTGTTGTATTTAGTTACCGCTTTTGCGCTTGAGGCACTGAAAACTGTAGCCAAACCTTGAGCAGCAAGACTAAAAGCGTTAAACAATAATCCGGCGGAAAAATCCATAAAAAATCCTCCAAAACTATCACTAATTTTGGAGGGGTCTCAAAAGAGTATGCGCACTCTATACGATATCGCAGGTCACTGTAATGCTCGATACCTTCATTGGCAACGGCTTATTCTGTCGGATACAAACCTCACCTTCATTCGTCCAGTGGCCTTGTATAGGCAAATCTATCTCGCCGTCTTTTCTGGCCGGTGGTGTGCCCGGGGCCTCCCGGCTTCTGGTCGGTGGCTGATACAGTTTCTCAAAACTTTGTCCGACTAGCGGGATAGCGCTTTCTAAAACTCGCAAAGAAACGCCCGTGACATTCTTTCGGTGATTTGTTCCGAAAGACATATCTTGAAGCTGGACTGCCAAAGGTAAAGTCTTTATGTCTGAGTTGTAAGCTAATCCGACATGGACAACTGAGGCAGCTCGGCTCAAAACAATCTTGCTGTTCTCGACTTTCTGGTCAGGCACGCAATAGCCGTCAGCATAGATTGAAACTGTCTTGCCATTGAGCCAACTTATGCCGGTAATCTCTTTTTTGGGCTGGCCGGAATAAGTACCGGCACAATCAAGATAAATCTGGTCAACTTGGTTCTTCTTAATGAACTCATTCATGCGTTCAATAAATCGAACTGGGTTGCCGTTGATTTCTCTCTTTACAACGCAATACAGAATGTCTTCTGTGTCTTCCGGTACAACGGCGCAGGACTCAAAAGTTCCGTCTGTGGAGTGCTGAGCAAAAGCACTGATTTGTTGCTCGGGAATGTAGGTATAGCTAATCAATGCTCCCGTATTGTTAATGCACCAGAAGATTGAATAAGGAGCTTTGCTGTATGCAATATCAATAACCTCTTTATTGTCAAAAAGGTGTGTTGCTCTTAAGCACAAGTCGCTTGTAATGTATCCTCCGGCTTGATACGAATATCCGAGTTCTCTTAAATGTCCGCCCCGGGCAGCTGCGAAAATCATCGTATTGTTAATAAGCACGGGCTTAGTCTGACTGGAGCCTACATAAGATTGCGGTCTCACACTCATTGTCTCGGGAGTTAAGGCGTCCGAGTTTAGCGGACTAACTCGCCATTCTCCGCTGGCGGTCAGGATTAGAAGCTGGGACAATGGAACGATATGACGGATTCGGTTTGAGTCCTGCGAAGCTACTCTTACCTTTATGCGGTCGGTCGGCTGGGACGGCAAAGAATAACCCATGTCAGTTTCCGTTCCGGTCTTTGTTGCCCAAATGAACTGTGGTCTCATTCGGCTTCCGGCAAACCACCTGCGTTGTTCAAAGTATCCTACGCAACCCGGATAGTCTCCAGCGTTGGCAACTGTCAAGGATATCTGCGCCCCTGAGCCGTAATTTGATATAAGTGTGGCGGTCGGGTTTGTGTATCCGGCTCCGGCGTTTTTAATAACAACGGCGGTAAGTTTTCCTTCCGAGGATATAAGAGGTTCCAGCTGAGCTCCTGAACCTGTGCTATCGGTAACTCTGATTGAGGCGGTTAAGAATCCGGCGGAGTTAACTTTGGTTTGGAATTCTCCGGTATATCGCTTAAATTCAAAATTGTAATTTAGGGCTTTGTACTGATAAGTCCATGCCGGCCAGCCGTGAATAGTAACTGTACAGTATGGCCTTTTATACCCGCTTCCTTGATTGGTAATTCGAATTCCTTTGACCGGCCTAAATCCGTACGTGCCTTCTTTTAAGTTACCGCTTGGACCGGTTATATGGAACCATTCCGAAGAAGAGGAATAGATAGGCTCTGCGGTTGCTCCGACCCCTGAACCTTCGGCGTCATAAATGTTTACCGTGGCTGAAAAATAATTAATAATGTCTTGCCCCGGCACAAGTCCTATGCCGTCCCCCAGAAAACCAAGGGCCCAGCCGTCACTACTTTGCCATGCTTCACACCATGTTTCCGGCACTACTCCGTAAAAGTTTTTACCGGAGCCCCATACACCCCAAGTTTGTGTTTCTGTTAACTCGACACTCGTAACCTCTCCATTCGGTCCTGTATAGCCGCTGCCTTGTGCGACAACGGTCGCTCCCGTGATACCTCCGGAGGTAAGGAAAACATCATCGTAGATAGGAGGTGTAATAGAACTGTCCGGTGCGATATTGTCATCGTCAATCGTTGTTAGTCTGGTCTCTCCGATATAACCATAGATACCGCCCTTATCTCGATAAACACGGTAATGGTCAGCTCCAGCTACTGAGTTCCAAGCGATAGTGTTGTATGCACCGTCTCCATACGGATTACAGATAACGCTTGCTACTGTGCTCGCCCTACTCTCTTCGGAATTATCAACGTTGCAAGCGGTGACAACGTACTTTCTGACATAGCCGTCTTTATTGGTAGCACTGGCAGCGATATGCTGAGTTGCTGTTACACCGGCCGGAGCTGATATCTTCGTGTTAAAGGTAATATCCGATATTCTCCAGTCAAGCGCTCCGTACCGCCTTAATTCTCTGGGCGGGTGAGCACAATGCACAAGAGTGATAATGTCTACAGACTGGGCGTAATCAATATCGAATAGCTCCGATTCGTCATAATCCGTTGTAACTTCGTACGGCACATCTCCGTTCATCAATGTTGCGCCGTCCGTGTGGAAGCGAACATAGTGATGTCCAAGCTCAATAATCATCGTCTGAGTAGCTGAGAATGTAAACGGAATTAGTCTGCACTTGCGGTCCGGATACTTTGTTTCCCGCACCATTGAGAAGCCGGGGCGTCTGACAACAGGACCTTGGGGCTCGACAACCATATTCATGCACTTTGCCAGCCCCGCCTGCGTTACCGGGTCTCCGATCCTAGAATACATGGAAGGGGATACTTCACCGCCTGCCAAAGATTGTTTAAAGATTTTCAGCGACATAATCAGATAGCCCTCGCTTTCAGGTGTGGTGCCATGTAGTCATGAGTTACTCTGAATGAACTTCTGCTGTCTAAATACTTTGCGTGCTCTAAGGCCTGGAGTGCTAATTGGTTGAGTTTGTCGGCCAGCGTTGTTTTCATCAGCGGCCCGGTTAGATAACTAGCAAGCTGGACAATCAAGGCTTGGCAGAAGTAATTCGGAAGTAGGCTGATATTCGTTTTTTCATCGCTAACGTATCTTAGGACGGCATTCTTTGCGTCAGTCAGCAGAATATATGAGCTGTCGTCTAATCGCTCTAATTCGAAGTCCTCGCTCTTTGAATGCTTGTCATAGACCTCTTCATAGACTCCGATAATGCGAACAAAGTTAAAAGGGACTCGATAGCCATACTCCCAGCCGTAAAGACTTTTATCGTATTTTTCGATTTTCGGTAAGCGCAGCCGGCGCATAGCAAAGGACCAATTGTGTTGTTCCAAAAGGTACTTTAAAGCTACATAAAAGTAGATTGAGCAGGATTCCGAATAGGGCGTATTGTCCGGCGGGTCGATTGATACAACGTTTCCGACTTCTCCGAGATAACTGAGTGCAGCGTTACAGATTGATATTTCGTTCATATTAAAAAAGGAGGTCTCTCAACCTCCTTCCTCCTATTAATTCAAGTCAGCCGTCTTTTTATTCCACGCCTTCCATGAGTTTGACGCACGGGTCTGTGAACTTGTCAAACAAGTAAGCCGTTGCTTTGCCGGCGGTCGGGGCTGTTGTGGATACTTCAGTAGTGACTCTGAGGTAACGTCCAGAATGAACCGGCAGAGGAATTGCAATAGTCTTTTTGAACTTGGCTCCGGTAATCGCCCCGGTTGTCGCAATGGTTGTGAACGTAGCGTTGTCGTCAGAACTCTGCAAATTAAATTTGACTGTAGCTGTATCGGCTGCTACATCCTCTGTCGGAGTAATGACAAGAAACAACGGCTTCTGGCCGGTGGTCACAAGTTTAGTCCCCATGTCGATGACGTCAGAAGTAACCGCAGCAGTCAGGGACTTCTCAGAGAAAAACACTAATTGTTTATCGTACATTTTTTACTCCTTTAGACGGAAACTTTCTTAGAAGGCATAAGAACGTCTGAACCGATTTTTTGAACTGGAATGCCGTCAAACGTAATCACGCTGTGACCTGCTACGTTTTCCCAGTTCAAAGAATTCTGGACTTTTGCGTTAATCTGTCTGCGTAAGAAAGAGTGCAGGGTATCGCCGAGATAGAAGGCTGTATGTCCGTGATTGACATTCTCGAGTTTTTCCAGGGCTTGAGTCATTAAGTCGATCAAGTCGGCTCCGGTCTTACCGTCCTTAGTTAAAGAGGTCGAGTCAATGTTTGCGACTCGAACAACGTTTAATGGATTGAAAGCGGCAAGACCAAAGTCAAAGCCCATGTCTGTAACATAAGCGTAACGGTGCTTGCCGTTCGGCTCATCAATACGTTCCTTGCCCGGACGGGCGTCAATCCATACGCCGCCTTGGCTTCCGTACTCAGGATAGAAAGTAAAGAAGTTTTCCTCATCGGAACTTACCAAGAAGATATCAAGGTTGCTGGTGGTCTTAGTGGAACCGCCGTCAATAATTCTCTTAGCGAATTCTGCGTTGGCCGGGGAAAGAACGTCATACAAACCAAGCACGCCGTTATTTTTGTTGCCATAAAAGAAACACTTGCTGACTTGTCTTGCCAGCCCTTTCATAATGGCTTTGTCTTTTCTGAGTCGGTAAGTAGCTTGCTCTTCCGGTTTTCTAGAATCGAGAAGGTCGGCGTCAACTTCAGAAGAGGTGCGAACTCTCATAGAGTCATAACGCACTTGACGGCCCTTAGCCTGTACAGAACCCCAGCCCTCGTTGTATCCGACAACTTCGCCTTCCGGGTAATCGGTAATGATCGTTCCTTTGCAGGCTGTGCCGTCATTGCCCGGTACTAAAACCAACTGGTCAAAGAGAAAGTTATAATCTCTGATCGTATCAATTAAAACTTTCTTCTGTAGATCGCTGTCTTGTGTCAGATTAGCAATGTCAGCTAATGTAGTTGGACCAGTATTGATGATTGCCATTTTTTAGCTCCTTTTTTTATAAAAATCTTCAGCGGTGTATTCACCTTTTGCTCTGTTGTCGGCTTCCTGCTTAACTCCTCGGTCTTCTTTCAGGCTTGCTCCAAAGTGCGCAAACAATTTGATTAAGCCCGGGTGGTCGCCTGCTGAGGCGGCCAACTCAGCAATATCTGCGTCTTTGAATTGACCTTTTTCATCGCAAAATTCACGTAAGGCAAGATGAGCTGAGGCACGAGTCTTTTTCCAGTTTTCGCCTCCAATTTCCGGGTCTGACAAAGTTCTTTCAGCCCATTTCTTTTTAGCTTCCTGGTATTGCTGTGCTTGTCTTTGGGCAAGAATCGGAGTTAGCTTGTCAATAACTGACTGAGCCTTGTCCTGAGATAAGTTAAGTTCTTTAGCAACTTCTGAGTAAACCTTAACAACTTCTGCGTCAAGTGCCACTCCTTCCGGTGCCTTGAACTCTTCGTATTTCTCAGGAGCTTCTTCATCTGCTTTATCAGCGTCTTTCTTGCCTGCCTCGTCCTTCTGATTTTCATCAGCTTCAGTCGTCTTATCTTCATCGTTTGTCTCCTCCTCGTTTAAAGATTCGAGCAAAGATTTGTCCGCCGGCTGAGCGTCACCTAAATTTTGTTCAGTAGAAGTCTGAGAGGTATCAGCGGTCTGCTGACTCTGATTTTCAGTACTGGCCTCGCTTGTTAAATTTTCGGTCTGTTCTGACATCATTCATTCCTTAGTTCGTGAAATAGCCCGGGGGCGTATTTCATTACGTAATTAAAAACCTCTTGAGCGAATTCCTTTTTGCCTTCCTTTCTCGCCATAGCCAGAGCATTCGTATCAAAAGCACTGGCAAAAAGTCCGCTGTTATCGAATAGTCGAGCGAAAACTATCTTGCCGGCTCGAGTGCTCAAAACTTCAATCAATGCCTCCTTGAAGTCGTACTCCTTCCGGCTGGCTTCGCTGGCCTTCTCTTCCAACTTTACTTGGCGGATTGCTTGGGATTCAAAAGGGTCTCTCAAGTCTTGCTTAATTGTCTTATTACTGATTTCCGACATGCGCACTTCCTTTACATTTCGCCTTGACTTATCTGTTGTTCTGCGTTAGCTAGCCCTTCAATGGCTTGTCCGGCCATAGTTTCATTGCCGGCCGGAACCTTTCCGAGTTTCGATAAAACGTCTGCACCTTGCGCCATTTGTTCCTGCTGCTGCGCCTGAGCCTGCTGCTGCGCCCTCTGTTCTCTAATCTCTTGGACTTCTTTTGAACTTCTGAGAATGTCAGGTGATACTCCTCGCTTGTCGGCGGTCACCTGTGCATATTTATCCAGATTGAAGTTATCCAGATAATCCGGCTGAACCTGAGCGATCTGCAGGGCTTCTTGAATTGCTATCTGGTCGGTTCGGCTCTGGATTTCTTTCTGCGACCGGCTAAGCATTGAGGTGTATTCAATGTTAAGTTCTGTTCCTTGAATCTCCTCCGGCGCCGGAGGAATTGCGCCGGCTTCGTTGAGAATGTCAAACGTTCTATCAATCAAGGGCTTCAACACTTCATTATTGAATCGGCTAAGCACCGGCCCCAACATCAATAGTTTTTCTTCATGAAGCTCTGCTACGGCTGTCGCTGTCATCTGGTTAACTGCAGATTGATTGTTGAGCATTAAGAACATATCAACGTTAAAAGCCGCCTTAATCCTCTGCTGAGTCTCAGCGATATCTTGTCTGAGTTCTCCGAGGTTCACGTTGACTTGCCATAACGGTTCAGCAGGTTTCCTTCCGGTCGCTCCGTTAATAAACGATTTTCCACCCGGTTCAAAATCAAGTTCTGCGTCCTTGGCGTCACTTGGCAGTCCGATCGCTGGATTGACCATATAGTCAATGGCGTTTCCTTTCTGGAGCTGTTCTTTTTGAAGCTGTTTAACGTCTCCGAGAGCAACCATTCCCGGAGATTCGGACGAATAGGTTTCGTTGCTGATAGCTCCCCAACGTCCGACAACGGCCGGGAACGTCCTATAGCCAGATTCACGCAGGATAGGCTTGTGCGGATTGGCCACGCCTTCCAAAATGTAAAGGCTGCGCCACGGCATATTCTTGCTGTCTTTCTTTCCGGGCTCCCTGTCTTTCCTCGGTTCTATAGCGTGAAGAATCGTGTAGCTGTCATCGAGCTTGCCGGCATTGACTGCTTGAATAATTTGATAAGGTACGTTCTCTTGACCGAATTCTTGAATGAGCTGGCGTCCAGTCATTGCAAATTCTCGGTAAAGAGTATCCGGCACACCTTTGTAGTTGCAAGCGATACAGTACTCGCCAACAGTCAACGGCATACACCTGAACCCGACTTCATCGTCTTCCAACACGAGAATAGCGAGCACTCCGAACAGCCCAGCCTCCATCCAACCGTGATGTAAAGCCTGATAAAGGTTTGTGGAAGCAAAAGACATGTAAAGAATCTGACTGACATCCGACAGCCAACGCCTGACTTCCACGGATTCGTCAAGGTCTGGATTGCCGGTTGTGAGATAAAACCACTGTTGGCTCGGATCTGTCATCCCTGACATTAATCCCTTGGCCAAAACGTCCGAGGCTTTCAACGGCGTGTTGTCGTAAATGTCGTTCCACTTTTCTTTGGCTTCATTACTCTCTTTCGGGTCTAAAAACTTTCCGTTTGCCGGGCGCAAGTAGCGGGAAATGTTCCGCCATTGGTGCATGTAAGGCTCCCGCTCCTGCTTAAGTTTTTTGAACCTACTGAGAATTTCGCCCCTAAGTTTTTCTTGGTCTTTCATGTCTGGTTATCCAAGAGTTGATTTCTTACCTAAGGTAAGTTCTTTGTCGTCAACGCCTCCGGCTCCTGTCAACAAAGTAGAACCTCCGGAGAGAAGATCGTTAGTGTTGTCCTGCAGAATTGAACCGATATCAGCTGATTTTTGGCTCTGCATTCGCATAGCTTCACGCTGTTGTTCCGCCTGTTTCTCTGCGTTCTGCTTGGCTTGTTCGGCAGCGTTGGCCTGACTCTTGGCTTGGCTCTTAGCTATCTTGCTCTGTGACTTTGCGGACAAAGCAGCGGATCCGGCCATAATCAAACCCATTCCCAACATCTCCATTCCCATGATTTTCAGCTCCTAAAAGTTAAATAAGATTTTTGACAAAGCTCACGTCCGCCCGGCGGTACAGCTTCTCGAATAGTTTTTCCTGCCGGCTTCCTGCAGGACAAGAAAAATTAATCACCGGACATCCGAATTCCCTAGCGATAGCCTCCGCTTCCTTCAATAATTTCAAGCCGTGCTGACCCTTGCGGTAGTCTTTTGACAGCCACAAAGAATCAACGTGAGCTATCTCGATTGAATAGTGAAGGTGAGGCGTAATGACAATGACGATAAAGCCAGCGAGCTTGTCGCTGTCGGTGTAGAGTCCTGCGCTTTTCAGCCGTCCGCCTCGCTCCAAGATTTCGTACATCTCCCGGCTTGGCTTGGCCTGAATGTTTAAAGTCTGAGCTTCGGTCCAATACTCATTGGCCAGCTCTTTGAACTCTTTGCTGTCAAATATTTTTCCGATTGCAATTCGTTTAATTTTCATAGTGAAAACAATTGTCAAGCACTATGAAAACGGTATGCGCACTTACTTAGCGATATGGATCTCTGACAGCTTTTGAACGTCCGGATGATTGCCGGCGGTAACGGCTGTATTCTTTGTCCTCGTAATATTCTTGAATCGGAATAGCAAAGCATAAGGCTAGGGCGTCAGCTGTATCAGGTGAGTTCATACCTCTTCGCTTCATGCTGTCTTTGCTTTCTAAAAGCAGCCGGCCTTTCTGGTCGATTAGTTTTTCAGGAATGCACAAGTCCTCGGCCAGCTCTTCGGATTTGAATAAGCAGCCGTCATCACGAATGAAGTCCCGCATTTTGTCCCACATTTCCGCTCGCTTGTTTGCCCACCTTTGCGGGTTCGTTGACTGGCTGGCAGATATAACTTTATTGAGGTGGTGCACCTTATCCTTTAACCAGTCGTAAGGACTTGCTCCGACTCCCGTGTAGTCAATGTTGATATGGACTTTAGGAATGCCCCGGCTTAATAATTCGTTCGCATACATGAGCACCTGCATTCCTAATTGCGGACCATCCAGATTGCGGAACACTTTGAGAGGCATAGTACAGTCTTTGCCGATCTTTGTAGCGATAACTGAGCGGTCATCTCCTTCTCTAGCCACGTCAACGCCAAGAATCGCAACGGTATTGCGATAGTTCACGTAACCGACTTCACGGTTCATGGCTGCGTCTGCGTCCTCACGAGTAATGAATTGTTTGGCTGAAACAGAAGGGAATATGCCACGCACACGAACCTTTACGAAGTCACTATCTTCTCCGTAATCATCAACATACTGTTGCAACTGTTCTTTGTTGGTGATTTTGACCGTCCGGCTGTCAATGTTATAAGTAATCCAACGATGCCGGCTCTTGTGGAATGCGTCATAAAAAGGGCCGTCCGGCTTAGTCGGGTTTCCGAAAATGCACCAGATTATCTGAGTGTCTTTGTCGGTTAAGGCTCCTTTAGTGACTTCGTAAATCTTTTGTGCAATTACTGATGCTTCGTCAAACAACACGAGAATGCGCTTGCCTTGGTTATGCAGGCCTTGGAAGGCGTCAGTGTTGTTCTCGTTCCATGGGATTGCGTCAACTCGCCACGTGTATTTGTGGCCCGGTTGAGTAGAAAAAATTGATTCGGCTGCAACCTCGAACCAGTCACGAAAGATACAGAGGTTATGCCATTTGTGGAGCTCCGACCATGTTTTTGTGATGAGCTGGTTCTTTGTTTCAGCCGTGACAACTCCCTTCATATCTGGAAAAGTGCAGATCGACCACAAAATAATCCAAGCGACAAAAGCGGTCTTGCCGATACCGTGACCACTAGCTACTGCAATTTGAATCGCCTGCGTTCGTGTTTCGCCTTTTTTGAGCCGGTCACGGATATCTATGAGGATTTGCCGTTGCCATTTATCCGGGCCTTCATACTTTTCCAGCGGACCATGCCCCCAGCGAAAAGCCTTCTCAACAAATAACAGAGGATCGTTAGTGCATGCAATAGCGAGCTTTCTTAATCCCAGCTCAAAATTTTTAACAGCTTGCGCTTGGTCTTTATTCATCGTCTTCTGTGTTTACGTCTTTGAGTGCTTCAGCTAACCAGTCGCTCCTGTCGGCCAGGGTTACGTCAATCTGTTTCTTCTCTACGAATTTGCCTCTGAGCTTGCAGATTGTCGTCAATGCTTCGTTAGCTCCCCTTGCGTCAAAGCGCATTACATAATTTCCTTCGCTGTCTTTTAAAGGAGTGTCGAACACGTAGACGTAAGTCGGCTCTGAGCACATTTGAAGAATCTTCATCGCCTGCTTCAATTCAAAATCTTCTTCAAGCTGGAGGCGGTTGTTTCGCTCTTTCTGGCGTTCTTCTATCGCACGTGAAACCTTAACATTACTTAACAGTCGAGCAGCGGCTGCTCCTGCTGTATTTTCATTCTTAGCTTTGTATCCAGCCTTGATATAAGCCTGTGTAGCATTGCCTCCGTTTTTAAGATATTCCGAAACAAAAAGGGATTGTTTGTCAGATAGTCCCGGAATAATCTCAACTACCCTAGACATAATTCTTTCCTCTTATCAAAATTCCTGCGTCTCCCAGCCCCCACCGTCTTTCTTTGAGCGTGGATAAACCACAAATAATCTAAACGGATACTGTGTTGCGCAGGATTTAGTTTTTACCTTAGCGTCATCTTGGAAAATTCTCGGGCTTCCTTTAACTTCATGAAGCTCCAACTCTCCGTCAGGACGCATAACCATAAAATCGGGCGTGTACCAACACGTCCCCTCAGCTATTTTCAACTTCACCGCTTCATACCAGTAAGCCAAGATTCGCCCGCAGCGTCTTTCACTTTCCAGATAGTCTTGATAGGACTGCTCTGTCTTGTTTAGTGTCCCAGGCTTTTTTCGCCCTTTGGCATAAAGTCTCTGGTTGCCGGTTCGGTGCAAATAGTTGTTTGCTCTTTCTTCTTCAGCTTTCTTTTTGTAATAAGCCTGCACTAGCGGGCTTGATTCATCTAATCTCAACATACTCATTTTTCTTCTTCCGGTGCGAGGTTGAAACGTCCGCAGGCTTTGCCGTCTTTATGTGTCAAAACAATTGCGCTGTAGCCGTGACAAACACCGATCTCCGGGCGTTCTTTGTTTCGGTCAAGTTCATTGTTCTTGGAAAAATGTTTGCAACATTCACACTTGCGCTTCAAAAACATTGTTGATTTCCTTGTGGTGTTGTTTCGATAGTAGGAGCTGTTGCGGTCGATATGCGCACTGTCAGCCGGTTATTATTTGAATTTGGTAGGCAATACAGCTCTTCTTCTGCCCTCAAAAATATCTCTCAAGGTACGGATAGGTATCTCCATTTTTTTGGAAATATCTTTGAGCGTCATTCCTCCTAGCCGTAAATCAATGCACAAAAGAATGTCGTGGTTTGAGTACTTTGCGTTCGGACTTGATTCTCCCACTGGAACACTGGCGTCCGACATTCCAAGCGTGTTTTCGTTAAGAGTCAGTTCTGAAAAAGCTTGGATATTCTTTCTTAATTCTATTAATTGCTCCTTGTATGACTGATTGGCGTCGTAAGCCGTCTTTAGTAGTTCTTGCTCTGTCAACTTCCCGCTTGATGAAGAGTTGGGCTTTCTGTGGCAAAAGCGTGTGAAAGACGTCAAGGAATTGGTATTCTCGAAGAGGTCTAGCTGCGCTTCCTGCATTGTCTTTCTTTGTTTCTTTCTGCTTATTTTCATTCATATTATTCCTCGGTTATTGTGTTAAAGGTTGATAGCTATCTGCTCTAAGGCAGGATTAAAGTTTTTGGATTTTTTAAAGAATGCGATTCTCTTGCGTATTTGCTGATAGTCTGCTTTCTCAAACTCATCACAAGAGAACTCAATCGAGTTCGCCTCCCAGTGCTCCTCCGGTCGTTCATGGCAGAAAATCTTTAGGCAGCTGCCTTCTTCCCCGCCCAGCAGATAATCCAAAACTTCGGATACTGGATGACCGGAGAGGTTGTTTTTCCTTTGAGGCGTGGCCTTAGCGTGAGCGCAGAACAAACAGATACCGGACATTTACTTCCCTCGCTTCTCTTCAATGATTCTGTCGATGACATAGTTCCCGACAATCCACAAAAACAGTCCGTTAATTAAGCTGGCCAACACCGCCAGAACGGAAAGTAAGATTTCAAGCATGTTTTTTTCTCCCGGTTTAAAACGGCCAGAGTTCCTGAGTAGGCTGCTGCACTCTCTTCTCAATCTGTCTGGAAAGGTCAAAGGCCTTGATAAAACCAAAAGTCTTGTCGACTTTTTCCTTTTTACGTTTTTCTTCTGCCTCCTGCATCGATAGTTTTTTGTCTTCAATCATGAAGTCCGAAACCACATGGTTATCGAAAAATTTAAGGACTCTGGCCCCGAAGTCATAACAGCGCTCGTATTCGACTCCTCGTTTCGTTCTAACTTTCCTAGGAGCAAGTTGCGGTACTCCGTTTTTGTTTGCCCACTGAGTCAGTAATTCCGGTTCTGTATCTACGAATCGGTCGAACTTGCGATTAATCGTGAACTCGAGTCCCATTTGGTAGAACGGAATGAATTCACGAATGTTTTTTGTAATGTTTGGCCAAAAACGCCGGTCCGCTTGCTGGTGATATTTGCATGTAAAAGGTCTCGGATCGGAGGCGTTAACTGTTTCCGTAAAACCACAGCCGGGAGCACAGCAATGGACCGTGACGTATTGCGGCGTTTGCTGTTCTTCCTGCTTAGTCTTACTTTCTTTGAAATTTGAGAATTTTGCCATGGTCAATAACCTCTAGGAGGGTAAGAGTTGTTCTGCGGTGTATTCTTTTTCCTATTGACGTAGTGACCGTCAACGATTTTGTCCCAATTGCCCTCAGTCAGAATCCACTCCAAACTTATCTGGAACGGGGCATC